ATTAGTGTGAATATAAGTTGATTGGAATGGCCAGTCAACACTTAACCTGAAGAGGATGTACTTGCTATGAAGCAGAGTGAAACAATCTTTGATGAAGAAATGTTTGCCGATGCCGATACACTTGGTGGTGTAGACGCTGATACCGGCAAACAGCTCTCCACGTTAGTTCGCCTTCTCAATAATGTTCAGCAGCAGATTGATGATGCCGAGCAGCATTTGAAGGCACTGAAGCAGGAGAAACAGCGGATATCGTTTGAGCAGATCCCAGCTCTTATGGATGAGATGGGTATTGAGCGTGTTGATGTTGACGGTGCAACCGTTGAACTGAAGCCGTTTGTCTCAGCGTCTATCCCTACTGACCGGAAGCAGGAGGCTTTCAACTGGCTCCGTGAACATGGTCTGGACGATATCATAAAGAACGACATCATCGTGTCGTTTGGTCGTGGGCAAGACAATCAGGCTGGCGATGTCATGTATGACCTTGAACAGCGTGGTTTTCACCCAGAACAAAAAACCCATGTCCATGCTATGACGCTTAAAGCATTTATCAAAGAGCGGGTAGAACAAGGCCTGCCAATAGATTTGGATATGTTCGGAGCCTTTGTTGCAAGAACTGCTAATGTGAGGAGGAAATAATCATGAGTACAGAAATAGCAAAGAAAGAAGAGGCTGGTCTGCCAGCCGCAATGATGGATGACATTCTGGCTACGGCTGGAGAGGGCGTTGACTACGACACTTCGGAGTTACAGATCCCATTCATTCGTGTCATTCAAGCACTGTCACCACAAATCAAAAAGAGCGACCCCGCATTTATTAAGGGTGCATCACAAGGCGATGCCTTTAACACGGTGACTGGGCAGTTCTGGGGCGGAGAAGATGGCATCACTGTCATCCCATGCTACCAAGAAACAAAGTATCTTGAGTTTGTTCCGTTGGAAAGTGGTGGCGGGTTTGTTGGAGAGCGGCAGGTTTCTGATCCTGAGCTTGCACAAACCACACGCAATGGTGCGAAAGAGATCCTGCCAAACGGTAATGAGTTGGTTAAGTCTGACCAGCACTACTGCATTTTGGTTGGGGAAGACGGCATCAGCCAGCCAGCGATTGTTGACATGAAGTCTACACAGCTCAAGGTCAGCCGCCGTTGGAAGACACAGATTGCAATGCAGAAGGTGAAAGATAGCAAGGGGCAAATGCGTACCCCTGCCCTGTATGCAACCATGTGGAAACTGTCTACGACTGAGGAATCCAACACCATGGGTACTTGGTACAACTGGCAGGTTGAAAAGGTTGGGTTCATTCAGGACAAGGCTTTGTTCGATGAAGCCAAATCGTTCCGTGAGTCAATTATGAAAGGCGAGGCCAAGGCAGTAGTCGAGGAGCCAGCAACAGCGTCCACCGCACCGGACGATGATGTGCCATTCTAATTGAACCGCTTGGGGGGAAGAGGGGCTTCCCCCCATTTTTCTCACGGAGTTTGTAATGGAATTGATTGACCGCTTCGCGGCTGTGTTTGAGGGATCAGACAAGGCACACGGTCAAACAACAGTCGGAGCCAAGCGGCGTAACGGAAAAACAGAAGCGAGAAGTTTTATTGTTAAAGAGCCGCTGACCAAGAAATTGATTGCACAACATTTGGAAGGGACAAAAGGTGTGGGTTCGATCCCGATTACAGATAAAAATGTTTGTCGGTTCGGGGTTCTTGATATTGATAAATATCCAATCGACCACGCTGAGATCCAGAAGAAGTGCGACAGCTTAGGTATCCCATTTGTTGTTTGCCGATCCAAGTCTGGAGGAGCACATTTATACCTTTTTATGAAGGACTGGGTTCGGGCGGTGGACATGCGTGACCACCTGACAGAGTTCTCTGCCGTGCTTGGATATTCGGGGTGCGAGGTTTTCCCAAAGCAGGATCAGATTCTTGCTGATCGGGGAGACGTTGGCAACTTCATCAACCTGCCATACTTTGACCATCAAAACACACTGCGGTATGCAGTGGATGCTAAAGGCAACGACCTGTCTTTGGAGCAGTTTCTTGATGTGGTCGATAAACGGCAGACCACTATTGAGGATTTGTCCAAACTATCTTTTGAGTCCAAGGAGCAGGAGTTTGATGGCCTGATACCATGCATCAAATATATTGTGATGATGGGTGTCGGCGAGGGTGGCCGCGACAACACGATGCTGCACACAGGAATATTCCTAAAAAAGAAATACCCAGATAATTGGCGCAAGAAGATGGAGGAATGGAACGGCAAGATCTGTATGCCACCGCTCCCAGCCAATGACATTGTCCGTCTACAAAAGCAGGTGGAAAAAGACAAGTATGGTTACAAGTGTAAAGACGAACCGATGGCCAGTTACTGCAACAGAGATCTGTGCATTACCATGGAACACGGTGTTGGTAAGTCGGCCGCTATGCCATCGATGGGTGGTCTAACCATCCTACAATCAGAACCTAGGCTTTACTTCCTCGATGTCAATGGGCAACGACTTGAACTTTCAACTGAGCAGTTGCAGATGCCAACGCTCTTCCAACGAGCCTGCATGGATCAGATTAGTTTCATGCCTCCCGCGATGAAGCCAGGGGACTGGCAGGTGCTGGTGAACAACCTGATGATGAACGCTACAAACATTGAGGTGTCGCCAGAGCTGACAATGACAGGGCAGTTTGAGGAACTTCTGGAGTTCTATTGCACCAGTCGGATCAGGGCGCGGTCACCAGAAGAACTGAAGTTAGGCAAGCCGTGGACAGAGAACGATCTTATTTACTTCACGATGAAGGGTTTGCAGGAGTTCCTGCGGACACGAGGCTTTCAAGCGTTCAACAGACCCCAGTTGCAAGAACGACTGAAGCGTTTGAACAATGGAGGCGAATGCAATGGATACTACAAACTAAAAGATGAGTCGGGCAAATGGCACAACATTCGAGTGTGGTGGGTGCCTGAGTTTGAAGACACTGAGATTAAATTACCAAGCAACAAGGAGAATATAGATGACATCCCTTTCTAACGATCAATACCTGAAGGTTGGAGACCTGACGGAATGGTTGGGTGTTTCTCGCTCTGCCATATATGTCTGGGTAAAAGAGGGCCACTTCCCAAAGCCTGTTGTGTTGGGTCCACACACGGACAAGAACAGCACAACGAGATGGCTGCGGTCAGAAGTTGAGGAGTGGCTGGCTGATCGACCCAGAGGCAAGGTCGATGACGAATGAGACACTGATCTTCGGACCACCAGGCTGCGGCAAGACCTATACCCTGATCAACTTGATAAAAGAAGAACTGTCAAGAGGCACGCCTCCTGACCGTATTGGCTTTGTGTCCTTCTCAAAGAAGTCTATTGAAGAGGCTCGCGCTCGTGCTGGCTCCGATCTTGGATTGACTGAAAAGGATGTTCCGTGGTTCAGGACACTACATTCTATTGGCCACCGCTGGCTGGGCTACAACCATGAAGACCTGATGAATGCTTACGATTTCAATATGCTTGGTAGGGATCTGGGCATGGTCTTTGATGGAAACACGGCGAGGGCAATGGAAGATGGCTTGGTTCCAATGTCCAACAAAGAAGGCAACAAATATCTGGAAATCATATCCAGATCTGCCATGCGCTGCATCTCTCTTGAAGCTGAGTTCAATGACCGCGCTGACTACAGTCTGTACTGGGAGAATGTCGAGCATATCGCAAAGGCATACAGGTCGTATAAAAAGGAGGCCATGAAGCACGACTACACCGATATGGTGCAAGAGTTCGTGAGGCAAGGCACGGCACCCACGCTAGATGTTCTCATTGTCGATGAAGCACAGGATCTAACGCCTTTGCAGTGGCATCAGGTGGTTGTGCTTAAGCAGCACGCTGATCGTATCTATTATGCTGGGGATGACGATCAATGTATCCACCGCTGGAATGGCGTGGAAGTCAGCAACTTCATGAACGCCTGCGACAACAAACAGATTCTTAACCAGAGTTATCGGGTGCCGAAAAAGGTGTTCGACCTAGCCAACAGTGTGGTTCAGAGGATCGGGTATCGCCAGCCCAAGGAATGGAATCCAATGGATCGTCAGGGGGATATCCAGTGGTATTCAAGTTGGCACGATGTGGACACGGATCAAGGTTCGTGGACCATCATGGGGAGAACCAACAACATAATAGCCAAAGTAGCTACTCAACTACGCAACGATGGTCAATTGTTTCGCATGTATGACCGCCTCAGTTTCAACGAGGATTTTCTCAAGGCGATGAATGTCTGGGATCGTTTACAAAAGGGTGAGGGCGTAAGCCTTGAAGATGCTCGTGAGCTGTACAAGCAAGTGCCAAAGCAAGGTTCAAGAGCCGTGATCAAACGAGGCGCAATCAAGTCCCTCGATACTGTGGATCCTCAAGCGATGTATAATTATGAGGATCTAGTTCGTGATCATGGCATGTTGTCGCAAAAGTCTACCAGTTCCGAGGATATCGTAAACATGTCTCCAGAAGAGCGCACCTATCTGGCGGCGATCAAGCGGAGAGGCAACATGGAAGCAAGGATCAGCCTGTCTACTATCCACCGCATGAAGGGCGGAGAGGATGACAATATCATGTTGTTTACGGAATCGTGTTACCCAGCAGTCAAAAACCCTGAACAAGACGATGAGCATCGTGTGTTTTACACAGGTATCACAAGAACAAAACACAATTTACATATTGTGGATCCAGAATGTAAGTACAGGTATGAGATATGAGACGAGACGAGTTACTCAGCACAGCAAAAGATTTAGTCTATGGAATCAGGGCGCAAGAATACGGCGATGCCTATGAAAACCATAAAAATATTGCTAAACTCTGGTCTGTTGTATTGGAAAAGGAAATAAGCGTAGCACAAGTTTACCAGTGTATGATCCTTCTCAAGGTTGCTCGGTTGACAAACACGCCGGAACACAAGGACTCTTGGGTTGACATCGCTGGCTACGCGAGTCTTGGAGGAGAGATAGATGGCGCGGAAAGAGAGTAGCCAACTAAGTTGGCTTCATCGTATGGATATAGATACATTCGATGAGGACTGGCTCCCGCCATCAGAGTTCCCAGATCTGCGCAACTCAAGTTACATTGCCATTGACTTGGAAACAAACGATCCAAACCTTATGGAACTAGGGCCAGGATGGTGTCGAGACGATGGATTCATCGTAGGTGTTGCGATTGCAGCGGGGGATTTTGTTGGGTATTACCCTATCGCCCATGAGGGTGGGGGCAACATCCCGCAGAGTAAGGTCATGAAGTGGCTACAGGCACAGCTTGCTACGCCCCACATCCCCAAGATCATGCACAACGCCACCTACGATGCGGGTTGGTTGCGCTGGGCCGGAGTCAAGGTTGAAGGTACTATTATTGATACCATGATCGCCGCACCTCTGCTCAACGAGAACCGTTTCAGTTACAGCCTAAACAACCTATCGCGGGATTATCTGAACGAGCGCAAGGACGAAAAGACGCTTCGTGCAGCTGCGGCAGATCACGGCTTCGATCCGAAAGGGGAAATGTGGCGGCTGAACTCACGGTTTGTCGGCAAGTATGCGGAGAAGGACGCTGAACTTACACTGAAGCTGTGGAACAAGTTTAAGGTTGAACTAGAACAGCAAAGCCTGATGACGGTGTTTGACATGGAAACGGCCTTGATACCTGTCATGCTGGACATGCGTGAGCGGGGCGTGAGGGTCAACATGGACGGCGCTGAACAAGCCAAGGCAATCCTGATCCACGCAAAGAAAGACCTTGTTGCCGACATCAAACATGAAACAGGCCTGCAAGTCGAGCCGTGGGTTGCTACCAGCGTAGCTAAAGTGTTTGATCATTATAATCTGTATTATGATAAAACAGAAAAAAACGGACAGCCGTCCTTTACGAAAGCCTTTCTACAAGCCTCCTCGCACCCTATTGCAGCAAAGATCCTCCGGCTTCGGGAACTTGACAAGGCAAGCAACACATTCATCGACAACATCCTTAAATTCTCACACAAGGGACGTATTCACTGCGAGTTTCATCCGTTGCGCTCTGACGATGGCGGCACCGTGACAGGGCGCTTCTCATCCAGTAACCCAAACCTCCAGCAGATTCCGGCGCGTGATCCAGAGATTAAGGCTTTGATCCGTGGCTTGTTCATACCTGACGAGGACTGCAAGTGGGGAAGTTTTGACTACGCGAGTCAAGAGCCGAGGCTCTTGGTGCACTATTGCGCTAGTCTTAGTAAGAACATGCGGCATCCGTTGGTTGACGAACTGGTTGAGCAGTATCACAAAGGCGATGCGGACTTCCACCAGATGGTGGCAGACATGGCTGGCATCAGTCGTAAGCAGGCCAAGACTGTGAATTTGGGCATAATGTACGGCATGGGCAAAGGTAAACTAGCCAACACGATGAATATTAGCACAGATGAGGCCACCGAATTGTTGGGTCAATACCACACCAAAGTTCCCTTTGTTAAGGGGTTGGCCGACTTGGTATCAAAGCAGGCCAGCAAGAACGGCAAGATCAGGACCATGTCAGGGCGGCAGTGTCGATTTGATATGTGGGAGCCAAAGACATTTGGTTACAACAAACCCATGAAGCGTGAGGATGCTGAGAAAGAGTACGGCATGAATATCCGCCGAGCCTTTACCTACAAAGCCTTGAACCGATTGATCCAAGGTTCGGCAGCCGACCAAACGAAGACCGCGATGGTTGAATGCTATAAAGAGGGCCTTGTGCCATTGCTCACAGTTCATGACGAACTATGCTTTAATGTGGAGTCCGAGGAGCAAGCGTCAAGGATCAAAGAGATTATGGAAACGAGCACACCACTCAAGGTGCCGAGCAAGGTGGATCAGGAACTAGGGAGCAACTGGGGCGAGATTGATTAGTCAAAATAATCCAAGGTCTTTTCCCAGGTTCTCATACATTTATCACGGTCATCAAATCTTTTTGGC